CCCCCTGAAGCAACATCAATTGTAATTCCAACACCAACAGTGACGGGTCCAATTAAGAGTCCATTCTTTCCAGTTCCAATTGTAACATTGGCATTAATATTTTGATCCGTTAATACTGCACCATCAGTTACAAGAATATTACCTTGAGAAATTTCTACTTTTTCTGATGGGTTTGTGGTTCCAATACCAACAAATGAATCCCTATAAATTGTAGTTCCAGTTCCGGCAGACCAACGTGATGCTACGAATAATGATTTATTCTGATAAAAGTTACCACTAAAATTAATATCTCCACCAACGTCTAATGTATATTCTGGTTGAGTGCTTCCAATACCAACAAATGAATCCCTATAAATTGTAGTTCCGGCACCAGCAGTCCACCGCGATGCTACAAATTGACTTCCATTTTCATAAAATGTTCCAGTAAAATTAATATCACCACTAACATCTAGAGTATATTGAGGACTGGTAGTTCCAACACCAACATTAGAAAGAGTATGAATTCCGGTTGCCGTCGTTACCCATTGAGTGGGGTTGCCTCCACCACCAGCAATACTAATATCTATTGTAGTTCCATTGACTGCAAAGGTATTGCCAGCACCAATAAAATTTAGGGTTTTGAGTGGTCCAGATGTAATTGTAGTTCCAGCTGAATTGATTCCAATATTAAATCCACCAAGAGCTGTTACGATTCCAGATCCAATCGTAACATCATTGCCAATGTGAATTGATGAAAATGTACTTACACCAGAAGTTGAATAAAAATTAACTCCATCAAGTTCTAGACCAGATAGAGTTCCGCTAGAATTAAAAAAACTAATTTTATTAGTTAAAGCGGTAATACTTGTAATACCAGAAATACTATTTGGATTGATGATTGTCATTTTACTGCTCCCTTATACAACCACATAATTGCCATCAATCGTCAAAGACCCATTGATTGTTACTGGGCCTGCCATCAAACCATTAAAATTAGTTCCAATATAATGATTTCCATTTAAGACATTATCCACAATAATCATTCCATTTCCAACATAAAGACCTTGAAAAGAATTTCCAATTCCAGTTAAATCTGGGTCATCAAGGTTTGTTGTATTGATTCCTACTGATTTTGATGTTGCAATTCCTGCAGTATATGCTGTAAAATCCTTGGGAATTCCCGTTAATCCACCACCATCTCCAGAAAATGATGTTGCTGTGACAACTCCAGAAACTTTTGCATCTCCAACAACATCAAGTTTAGATGTGGGAAGTGTGGTTCCTATACCGACACTTCCTTCCGTAAAATATGTATTATAAGAATCTGTACCAACCCCAACGCTCCAAGGGTTGACAGCAATTACGGTTGTTCCAATACCTACATTTTTAGAAGCGAATAACTTACCATCGTAAGTATTAAGAGCTAATTCGCCTAATGGAACTTGATCTGGGGTTGGTATCTTACCCGCAACCGAAGATCGTTTAATTCTAATCTTAGGATCAGCCATCTAACTCATGTGTGGTATGTACCGTAAACTCAGTATATACTGAGTATTAAATTTATTTATAATTAAAAGTCATCTAACTTTTGAGTTCTTTTAGTCTTTTGTGACAATTTTTCAACTTCACTTTGAAGTGTTGAAACTTTTTTAGTTAGTTGTTCTACCTGAGTCTCAAGAACAATATTTTGATTGAATAACTCAAATGCTCTTTGTTGATATTTAGCCAGTACCAATTTCAAATCTTCTTCAGACATAAAAAAAGAGGGAGATAACTCCCTCTATTTAGAGTATGTAAATAAAATCAGAATGTTCCTGCATCAACCGTAATGTTCTCAAGGAATCTTTCTGCTCCTGTGCAAGAGATAACTTGAGATTGTCCAGCACAGTCATTGACCCAAAGGGATCCAATTTCGATTGGAGCATACGTTGCAACAGTGATAACTGGTGTCGTTGTATTATTGCCAGAAACTGGATTGTCTGAGTTAGCAGAGAATATAAATCTCTCAGTTGAATATTGCCAGACAACGCCAGCAGTTTTTGCAACACCAGCATCACCATAATTCATCATGACTCCAAGATCCCACGTTGTTGTGGATGGAGTGGCACCAGTTTGAATACCTAATGTGACAGTTCTATCATTAACTGTTAATTCTGTAGTATTAATTTGAGTTGTATTGCCATTAATATAAAGATCGCCATTAACTGTCAAATTGTTTGAAGCAACTAAAGCCCCCGTTGAGTTGGCAATCGTAAGACCGGTTGTTCCATCAGATGCTTGTAAAGTTGCGGTTTTAATAGTTGGAGCACTTAAAGATGTACCAACAACTACGTCATTTGGAAGACCAACAGTAATTGTTTGTGACGCAACGGAGGTTTCAACTTCGTTTGCAGTTCCAGCAATCGTTAAAGTCTGAGATGTTGTAACTGTGCTTGGGCCACCAGTATCAGCATTAATACCAAGAGTTAAATCAACGTTTCCAATCTGAGAACCAACATAGTCAATAACTGCAGATGAAGTTGGAACGGAGGAAGTTGAAGTTCCTGTGGATACTGATCCTGAGAACTGAGTAACTCCAACACCACTTCCAATTGTTGCAATACCAGATACATTTAAATTGGTAGCAGTTGCATCGCCAATATTTGGCGAAACAAGAGTTGGTGAAGTTGCAAATACGAGAGCACCAGATCCAGTTTCATCAGTAACTGCAGCAGCTAAGTTAGCCGATGAAGGAGTAACTAAGAAAGTTGTAACACCAGCACCAGCACCAGTTAAGGTTGCAGCACTTGTTGTAACAGTGGCAAAACTTAAACCACCAAGACCGTCAGTTACAATTGCTTGGTTTGAAGTTCCGTCTGCACTAGGAAGTGTAAAAGTAACAATTCCCGCAAGCGTATTTGCTGCCTTTAACTTAATACCATTTGTTCCGTCTTTATCTACTAAATTTAAAACCGCAGATGTTGAACCATTTTCACGGTTCCAATAACGAGAACTTCCAAAGAATTTTTGATTTGCTGCAGTTCCATCAAGACCAATATAAAAGTCATACTTATCAGTGGTGAATCCCGGTTCACCTGCTTTAAATGATGCAAGTCCAACATTAGAGGCTAAACCTCTTTTTATCTGAAGTACTGGTGCGGGCATTTTTTTACACTATTTTTCTATTATTTATTAATTTAAAACCCTCCGGCATCCAAATCAATTCTATCGTCTAAATCAACATCTAAAACATCTTCAAAATCTGCAGGAAGACCTGGTTGAATTGGTTCAGTAACAGCAGCAGACGAAAGAACTTTATCAGGATTTACCAACTCATATTTTTGTGTTGTAGAATTGTACATGATCACATATTGATCGTGTTTATTGGTAGTATCAAAATCTGTTAAGTCTGAAAATTGTGCCGGCACCATAACCTCTGTATTAGATTGAACTTTTAATTTTGTAGTTTTAAGTTTAACTGAAAATTCATTTCCTGAACCTAAAGTAACTTTATATGTCATAATGAAACCGTGTCCGAAACGATAATTGATCCTTCAAAAACTTTTATGACTTTGCTGGTACTATTATTTGTAATAATCACATCATAATAATTTCTACCCGAAGTCAAATCTGAGGTGACCGTTGCTCCCATAGAAACTTTAATTTCACCTATTCCTGCCGTAATCGTAGTGGAAAATGATTTTGATGTAGTTGCTGTAGGGTGTTTTTTAATCTTTGCAGTTGCAGTGTAGTTTGCCAAATTAAAAGTGCTGCCATCAGAATTTTTGACAGTAAAAGTCGCTTCAAAACTTGTGCCTTTATCTAGTGTTAAATTAATAGCAGGAACTGCCATGACTTTTTTTAATTATTTATCTTCTGAGGTAAGTCCGTTTTTTAATAATTTTGATAATTCTGCTGTTGACCCGACGAATAATGCATTGGTAACATTTGTAGGTCCTTTGGAACTTTTTGTTTCATCAATGTCCTTCAATTTCTTTTGAAGATCCATTAACTTATCAGTGGCATCTGCTACGTTTTTAATTAATTGACCTGCAACTTCATAAGCTCTTGGCATTTCACTTTCTTGTGCAAGTTCAAGAATTCCATTGATTGCTTCTTGACCTTTTTCTATAATTGAATATAAATTACCTCTTGTGTAATCATAATCTTTTTTTATATCATCTGAAATTTGAGAAATTTTTTCAATTTTATCATCAACAGATTCTACCTCTGAAGAAACAATTTCTCCAGAGACATTAAAGGTTTCATTTAACTTGTCAAATTTTTTGGTCATTTTCATAAGTTACCATCAAATCCAAAATCATCTCCAGCAACAATAAGAGCATTATCGGCTGCCCCTATCAGACCAACATTAGTGCCAGCTACATGAGGAGTTGCAATTGTATTGTCTGCACCTCTTGTAACAGTCAATGTATTTCCAGATTTACTCTCGACATACATTTCTTCCGAATTTAAGACAATGTAAGATTTTGCTGGAATAGACGACGCATCATTAACGGTTATATTCTTTGTAGTGGCAGTAATATCGGCAGTTAAGTTGGCAGCAACATCTCCAGAATAATTTTTTGTTGCCCTTGGTTCAACAGAATACGTAATATCTCTTCCACCTTCTCCACCTGCAACAAATCCAATTGAAACTTTTTTGATAATATCTTTTGAAACATCTGCAATTGGACCAAAAAGATATGTTTTTGCAGTGAATCTTAAGGTATAAATTAAAGCTCTTCTTGTATCATAACTTCCCTCATAATCATCTTGCATCGATATTCCTTCAAGAATAATCGGAACATCTCTTTTTTCTCCAATACTTTCTACTAAATCAATTGACAATGTATAATTTGGTTGAAAATATGGTAAAATTTGTTCAATGATCTGAAGCATATCATCATTTAATTTTGTAAAAATTGCTAGTTCAAATTGCATATTATAAGGAACCGGCATATAAACTTTTCTTATTTGTTTGCCATCAGAATTTAATCCTGCTAAAAATGTTTGAGTTGTTGTAACTTTTCTTGAAGGGTCGTAATTCAGTCCAGTAAATTCAAATGACATTCTGGGTAATGTAATTTGAACTGGTTTATTGAGATTTGGAACTTGCTCTAATCGCGCCAAGAACTTTTGAGTTGGTCCATAAGCTAAGGGAACTTTAATTAAACTTTCTGTACCAGCATCATGACTATGTTTGATTTCAATCTCATTGAATAATGATCCAAATCCAACAATTGTTTTTCTTAGAATTTCGTTATAAAAATATTCAAACATATTTTAAAGCCTTATAACTGAACCTTTTAATTGACTATTTATGGGTTTCCAAATGGATTGCTTTCGCTAAAGTCTAAAATTAAACTTGCTTCGTCTTCAATTGATTCATTTTGTGCAAATTTATCATCCTGATTGTAAGTATCAATCATTCTAATTCTATATGTTGCTGAAGATCCTGAACCAACAATATTTTCATTATTTGCAAATACTCCATGAATATGAGAAAGTTTTAATTCACCTGTTGTGACATTCCAAGATCTAACTTTTGCTGTTGCTCCACTTACACTTCCCGTAACATTTTCATTATAAGCGTAAGTTCCAATTCCAACCATGTAAGGAGAATCAATCGTAATTGTTGGCGCAACAGTATATCCAAGACCTGCATTTATAATTCTAATTTGAGTTATTGATCCAGATGGACTGATAATTGCTCTTCCAATAGCCGTTGTTCCAACTCCAGGTGGAGATGAAAATGTAATAGATGGTGCAGTTGCATAACCAGATCCACTATTTGTGACCGTAATAATGCCAATAACTCCATCTCCAATTGCAGTTGTTGCTGCTACACCAGATCCTCCTCCACCAATAAAGGAAATTCCTGGAGAAATTGTATATCCATATCCCGGATTTACAACTTCCACTCCTTGAACTTTTTTAGAAGTTGTTCCGTTACAATCAATAATACCTTCAATCATTGTAGCAATTCCAACTGCAGTTAGTCCTCCAGAAGGTGCTGAAGAAATTGCTACTGTTGGTGTAGAAGTATATCCATTCCCCCTTTTTGTTACTGTAACGTATCTAATACCGCCATTTACAATTCCGGTAATTGCTGTAGCAGTAACTCCAGCACCAACCATTGTGAAAGTTTGAATATATCCTTCTTTTTCAATATTATCATCAATTTCTTCTATGTCAGTATCAATAACTTCATCCTCATATCTAAAGAGTTCACACTTAAGTTGATAGACATAAGTTTTTTGAAGTTGATAAAAAGGTTGTTCGTGCTCTACAAATTTAATTTCAAATAATCTATCTCCAAGAGGAAAATAAATTAAGTCCCCTTCTTTTGGTCTTGTTGAAAGTTGTATATCAGGAATGTTTTTAATTAATGGAGTAATATAATTTTCATATCTTTCTTTAGAAATTATGAGAGTCAAATCATTCAAAGGTTGAACTCCAAATTTTGATAAAAGAGTTCCTTGACCCTCGTACCCATCGTATGTTTCAACATAAGCTTCAATTGGATATGCGTGGTTAAACTCAGATTCAATAACTTCTTTTATGACAGTATTAGTAGTCAAATATTGTCTTGGAATATAGTAAACTTCCACGCCATACATACGAAGTTGTTCATTGATCAAGTCCTGAACCAATGATTGCTCAGATTTTGAACCTTGGAGGAAAAATGGATTGAGCATGTTATCCGATCATGTCTAATGGAGGTAATTCGTAAGTATTTGACATCTTTTCCATAATAATATCTATTTCTCTTTGTGCATCTTCATAAAACTGTCTGCCATTGAGTTCCACTCCACCTGGAAGTTTTACTCCTTGGAACTTAATTAAATTTTGTCCCCATTGTCTTTTAATCAATGCAGTTAAGTATGGTTTTAAGAAGGAGTCGTTCCAAACTCTTGAATAGTCGTTAGGATCAAGAGTTCTAAAACAATCAATAACAAGATAGGTATCTTTTGTAACACTTGCCCAATCAATATCAATATATAAACGATCTTGCCTCTTATTAAATCTAATTTGTTTTTGTGTCGTAAGTAAAAACTCAATATCCTCCAAGTAAGTTTTTACCATTGCATATGTCAAAAGTTCAGTGGAACCCCAATAATAAACATCGTTCAAAAATAACTGATATTTTACGCTAAACATGTTATTGGTGATGCTATTTACACCATCAAAGTGAAAAATCTTATTTACACCAATAACTGACGGTGGAACTGGTAAATAATTTCCGGTTTCATTATATGAAAATGATGTAGTTAAACCTACAGTTTCATTTACTGTTGTGGTGGTAATTCCAACACCTCCAGTAACAGCTCTGCCCCTATCAATATCATCTTGGGTGATTTTATATTTTAAATATGTTTGATAAACACCATCAAAGTGTCTTTCTTGAAAAAATTGAACTGCATCATCTACAAGATCTTCAATTTGTTCGTCTGCAACGTTAATTTCCAAAACTGGATGTCCCAGTTTTCTTTTACAATAATCAATTAATTCTTGCCTAGTAGATGGTTGTGCCATTAGAGATTAACCAATACTTCTTGTTGTTTTAGATATAATTTAATGTAACATTTTGTAATTTTTTTAATAACTTCAATATCATTTATATTATCTATGTCTCGTGAAAATTTTTCATATTCAAACATTTTACTCATATTGTTTAAAGTGATAGACTCAGGATCCATTGATAAAACTCCTTAATAAATCTTTAATTTCATTCAGATTGCTTTTAATTTCATTCACATCATTTTCTAAATTTTTAATTTTACTGTTTTGATTATAAATTCTTTTGTAATTGTCCATGTATGAGTTATAACCACTTTCATCAATATTGACAATTCCATTTGAGGTTGTATCTCTCACCAAGTCATCTTTATCTTTTACTTTAATGTAAGTCATAGTTTATACCTTAGGTTTAGCAGTAGCAAGAGCACTTAGAGATCCAAGTATAGGTGGAGAGGCTTGATTTGTAGAAGCCATAACAACTTTAATTGAAAATGCATCAAAATCTGGAAGATTTTCTACACTATAACTGTATGATTTTGCTGCCAAATCGTCAGAACTTATTGATTTTGCATCTGGAGTTCCATCATTTAAAGATGGATCAAGAACAACTTTGTTGCCAATACCATCTATAGTTACATTTGAGTATCCAGGGAACAATTCAAAGTTTTGAGAAAGTTCTGGGGCATCAACTCTAAACAATCTATACAAGACCCTAAAATCACTCTTTGTAGATTTACTTGCTGTTAGTGTTACAGAAAGTGCATTTGCGGGAAGTTTCATTTTTACAGGTTTTGTTACCAAAACAGTTGAGTGTTTATCTTTGGTCAAACTTCTTACACTTTCATCTAAAGCATAATTTATGGGAGTATTAAATCCAATTGGATTATTAATTAAATTGGATGCCAATTGAACGAATGTAATATTTTCAGTGTCCATAAATGGAGACACATCAGGATCACTAGATGATAATAAGATTTGTATCGCTAATGATCTATTTCCTGGAACAGTTGTTAAGTATCTATTTGCATTTGCAGTTGATGCAATTATTCTTGGAGTTTCAAAGTAAGTAGTTTCACTTAAACTAAAATCTTCAAATCCTTGATCTTCAAAAGAAACTTCATTTTTT